ACAATGCCTCTGTCGAAATCTTCCCCTCATCGTCAAAGCTGGGAATATGACCACTGGTATATCTGGCTCCTGCGAAACCCGTTTTATCGCCAAAACGATTGGCGTATTTTCTAGTCATCAGGGGAGATTCGGGAAGTGCTGCTCTATAAACATTCGGACTACTTTCAAAATACTGATCGGCACTAGCGTACCGTCGGCCTCTATCCTCTATCGGAGAATCACTTAACGAAGTTCTAGATAATCGCTCTGGGTCTCCTCCATGAAAACCACGAGAATGCGGATCATTCAACTTCCTCGCCATACTATAACGCTGAACCTGAGCCTCCTTAATCAACCCCAGTGCCTCGTTATGCGGAATAAGATAATCCAGTTCCTTGAGGACGTATTGCGTTGACTCTGGTAAATACTTTGCGTATTCTTTTGGGAACTCAAAATCGGGCCTATATATATTTACTGCAGTATGATCCCACGTCTCCTTATCATTCGGATCTAGACTGAACTGGACCTCTAACTCTGCTAATCTATCCGCCATTTTGCTTTTTCTCTTTTGGCCCGTCACTGAATATTCGATCGAATGCCTCGCTGAACTTTTCAGAATCAACGGAACGTGGTCTACTACCCTTGCCTCCATGCCAACGCTTATTGGAACTAGGCTTTTGCTTTCTCATCATATGATCAATAACACCGGATATTCATTTCTTTCCCTTAGGAACAGGTTTCTTTTTAGGGATATTGGCTTTCGGCTTCGCGGTGCTCTCGCCTCTATTCTTCCTACCCAAGTACCTTATTGCAGGTGCAAGAGCATCAACAAGAGCTTTAGGAGGCCCACTGGATCCAGGAACACGCCTCATTATCTTTTTTATCGCCCTGTCTACTCCTTTCTCTCCCGCGTTAAGAACTTCTGAAGTAACTTTAGTTGATGAAGTAGCTTTAGTTGATTTTGACATTTCTATTTCCTATTTCTGTATGATCAATAACACCGGATATCTTAAAACTCAGACCAAAAGTATATTCCAAAAAATTTTTTCTCGCAAAATTTTTACATCTGTAAACTATATGCAAGCAAAGGTGCAAGGCCAAGGGCGGGTGGGTGGGACCCGCGCAACACTAGAAAAGGGGGGGAGGGGGGGTTCAAAAAGGGAATCTAGGGTAGGGTACAGCCGAGGGTTTGGGTTTTGACGGGCGTAAAAAAACCCCACCGAGGCAGGGTTAGTTCAGGCTAGGCTAGGGATTAGCTAACACTAATCATGCCCTTATCCACTAGGGTCTTACGGTAAAACTGCCAGATTTTAGTAGGGGTCTGGACCGTGACTAGGCCGACAGCATCCAACGCGCTATCTTTACCGGCTAGGTCAGTACCGACTAACTGCACAACGGTTAGCGTGTGGTCTTTGGCTTTGGCCAATGCTTCTATGATTTTACCGGCTTGAGCAGGTATCGCGCCAGCTGTCTTTAACAGTGTGATGGTTTCACCTGAATATTGACGGCCTTTTTTTGCCGTGTAGTTCACATCAATGGCCGGAGGAGTGGCCGGAGTCTTCATACGCGCATCTAAAGCGGCGATAGCCTGTTGAGCTGTCTGACCAGTTCGGGTAGTGGCCGGAGTAGTAGCGGGGGTAGTTACTTTAGTTACTTTGTCCATGATTAACGCTCTCTATATAGTAGGGCTTTAAAGGTTAGGTTAATTAGTAGCCCTTTGCCTAATCAACAATCCTATTGTATACCCTAACTACTTTACTTACTACCCTTTATTTAACTTATTTACTATTTATTTTCGTCTGGCTTTCGTCTCTTGCTCGCGGTTTCGTCTCTTCGTCTGCTCGTCTGTTGTTCGTTAGTTCATGTTCATGGGTATGGGTATAGGTATGCGATCTCGGTGAAGGGATAGAGTAGAGTAGAGTAGAGCGATAGAGTAGAGTAGAGCGCGATCAAGCGATAGAGTAGAGCGAGAGACGAAGAGACGATCGAGTAGAGTATAAAAAAGAGCAACCGAATCAACGATTGCCCTCTCATGTTGCGGGGATTAGCTGACGGTAATCAAACCTTCGTCAATCAATCGCGCCTTGTAGAACGACCAGATCTTCTGGGGCGTCTGGACAGTGTTAAGTCCAACGGCATCCAATGCGCTGTCTAATCCTGCCGCGTCCGTACCAACAAGTTGCTGGACTGTCATCGAGTGGCCATCGGCCTTAACCAAACACTCTATGATCTTTCCGGCCTGAGCTGGCAACTTACCCTTGGGCGTTGCAACCAATGTGATAGTCGCATCGTTGTTATAGCTACGGCCAGTTGGTGCTGTGTACTTAGTATCTATAGTCATGGTCTTTCTCCTTTCTGGTTTTAGCCAAGCAACCGCCTGACCATGCAATATATTATACTCGTTTACTTAATGAACGCAACCATTAAACGAAACTAATTTACTTTTATTTATGGCTATGGATTCGTCTCTTCGTCTCTTGCTCGCTTGTTCTTGCGGCTCGTCTCTTCGTCTCTTGCTCGCTTGTTCATGGGTATCCGTTCGCGGCTGAGTCGATAGAGTAGAGTGGTAGAGTAGAGTAGAGTCACTCGACGCTGATGAAGTCACCCTCGATCACATTCGATCGTCTCTTGATCATCTCCTCAAGTCGAGTAAGTATATCGTCCTTTGACATCAGATCGATCTTCGCGGTCAGGATCTCGCGTCTATCGATGTAGAGTCCACCCGCCTTGCCTCGATGAACCTCCGCTGTGATGGCTGCGGATATCTGACCTTGGTCCTTTGCCTCCTCCCTTAACTCATGGAGAGTGGACAAGTGGTTCTCTAGAGAAATTGCATCCTTCTCTGAGGCTGTGATTTCCAAGTCAATGAGGTAGTTTCGAACCATCGGGTTATGATTTAGTAGCACACTCCCTTGTGTCTTAGCACCCTTGCGATCCTTGGTATACCCTGCTTTAACCGCAGCATCTGTCGCTGTTTGGCCTTTGATATACTCCTTGCAAAACTTCTTTTGTTTTGAGTTGAGCGGTTGCCATATCTTACCCTTCTCGTCAACGTATGCAGTACCATCTTCTGTTGGCAATAGTGGGGTGTATGTGAGTGCTTTCATCGGATCTCCTGGGGTTACATAATGATATTGATATATTAGTGTAAAACAATATTATTATATACTTTTCTCATGCCCTCTAGGTATCTTACCACTCACTTGTAATAACTAATAGATATTCTATTACTTTCGTTGATCAACACAAACCACTGACCAAGAGACACACAGCTCGATTCTATTAGTCTATTAGCGATATTAGCCAATCGACGAATGTTTTTTCATAAAACTTTTTTAATTCTGAGATAACAATACGATAGGCGAAAAAAAGCCCCATTGAGCGGGGCAAAAGGGGGTCTTAAATAGACTCGATTGCGTCGTCAAGACGCTAGAGTATTATACCATAATGGTGGGCGAAAAAAAGCCCCCAGTTAAGGAGGCTAAGATCGTCGTTCCATTCTTTCTTTAGTAGTTAGTTGATTTCAGTATTCGTTCTAGTGCTTCATCGGGAGACGGTCGAGGTCCGTATTTTTTGCTCATTCTTGCCAGTTCCTCTCTGTCGCATCTTTCGGTGTGTTGGGCAGTACGCGCAAACTGTTTTGCTCGAGCCTCGTCCAGTCCTAGTCCTTGATAATGTTCTACGGCATCTTGGAACAATTGTTCTAGGGATATCTGTCGTCGTTCCTGCATCAAAAGTTCTTTAAATTTCATATCGCTTTCCCCTGTTTGATCTCGTTTTCTAACTCAGCGTGTAGTTCTGCTGCGTCCGAGTAGAGTTCGGCAGCGTCTTCGATCAGTGCTGCATTTTCTTCTTTCAGTGACTTGATCTGCTCTTGTAGCAGTTTGATAAGTCTCGCTTGGTCGTCTATCATGGATAATAAAAACTCCCCGTTGTCGTCCAAGGGTATTGGCATTCCTGTAAGAGCACAAATGGGTTCGGGTTTTTTATCCATATCGGATGGTCGATCTCCACCAAACTCCCAGGATGGGTCAAGGTCTTCTGAAAAATATCGTCGGCTCATGTCTTTCTCCTTTCTAAGGTTCGGGTTAATTCCCTAGCCCTTATATATAGTATAGCTAGGAAACATAGCGAAAGCCCCCATTACGCCACGCGTCGATAAACAGAATTAGCTTTCTTTTTCGTTTTTTCTTTTTCTATATTCCCGCTCTTTGTCTCCTACCATCAGAGCCGCTCCCCATAATGCTATTATGAAGACTCCTGCAAATATCACTGCTATTAATGTTTCCATTGTTAGTCGCCTATTTGGTTTACCTTCCAATATCCTTGATGTTTTCGGTAGAGATAACTTGGTACGCTCCTTTATTGTACGCTGGTGCGATAGTATGGGTAGAGGTTTCAATAAGGGCGGATCGATCGACAAATCCGCAACCGTCTTTAGACTCAGTAGAGTAGAGCGGCTTGGCAGATTTATATTCTTTCGTATCTCTGCGATAGCTTTCTGTGACCGAA